TTTGACAAAACATCTACAACTGATTTTGATTATCAAGGAGATGTAGTTTATTGGACTTCTACAACTGTTGTACAAGGTAAAATATATGTGTATTCTGGAGGAGATTGGGTAGCAGCTGATGCTGATGCAGAGTCAACATCTAAAGGAACATTAGCTATTGCTTTAGGAAGTGGCTTGTCAAGCTCTGTTGGAATGTTAATTAGAGGAACCTATACCTTAAATACTGATCCAGGATCTGATGGAGATTTATTATATTTGAGCACAAATGCAGGAAATCCAACTACAGAGCCGCCAAGCGGTACAGGAAAAGTAGTAAGAATAATTGGCCAGCTAATTGATGGAACAAATGGGCAAATATGGTTTAATCCAGACTTTACATTTATAACACTTTCTTAAAATGTCTGCATCAAACGTAAACGGTATTGCTACAGACACGATATCACAAGTTAATGATATAGATTTTACAGCTATTTCTCAAATTAATGATGTAGATATGGCAGCAGCATTTAGCACAGATTATTCTCTTGAGTTAAATGGGAGTTCTCAATATGTAAATTTAGGAGACCAAACCTCTTCGGCATTAAATCCATCTCAAGCTTCTATTAATAGTAGCGGACTTACTTTAACAGCTTGGGTGTATATAGACACTCTTGGAACAGGAGGTGGTGACTTTATTTATGACTTAGGAAATTGTTGTACTAATAATTACTATGGATTAAAAATGGTGGTTAACGGAAATGGAGCGTTAGTTTTTCATGTTATGGGATTAAATCAAGGTTTTGCAGGCGCTGGTAGTAATAACAGAAATACTACAAGAACTGCAAACTCAACAATATCTACTGGACAGTGGTACCATTTAGCTATTGTTATACCATCAGGCAGTATGGGTTCTACACAAGATAGAGACGAATGGCTTATATATATTAACGGGTCAGCATATAGCGGAACTTATACAAGGTCTGGAAATCAAAATACTACTTTGGCTTACAATGGTAATTCAAGTTTAGGAGTTTGGAGACGAGCAAGTAATGTAAACTTTTTTGATGGTGAAATGAATAATTACGCAGTATTTTCTACAGCTTTAAATGCTACTAATATTGCGGCTATTTATAATTCAGGAGCACCTATAGATTTAAGCACAAATTCAGGTAATTATAATCAGTCAGCTAACTTAACTGCGTGGTGGAGGTTTAATGAAGGCACAGGAACTTCATACACTGATAGTTCAGGTAATGGATTTACAGGATCGGGTGTTGGCTCGCCTTCATTCAACACAAATGTTCCAACATAATTATATAAATAAATATTTATTATCTTTGTGTTTTATTAACCTTTAAATATAATTAAATGAAAAAATTAACTGATAACGAATTAACACTATTACAAGATTTACAAAAAGAATTTACCCAAGCAAAATTAGATTTAGGAAACACGCTTTTACAACAAAATAATCTAATGAATACGGTAAAAGAAATTAGAGAAAAATTTTCAGCTCAAGAAAAAGTTTTGATGGAAAAATACGGAGAAGATGTAACCATTAACTTAGAGTCTGGAGAAATTACTGATAAAGAATCTGAATTAAAAAAAGTAGAAACAGAGTAAAATAAAAATGTCGCAATATGGCTGAAATTAAAAATACGACTGCTTATCCTACAGTCACTCCAAATGCAAGTGATTTATTAATAGCAACGGATGTAAGTGACAACAATAAGACAGTAACCTTTTTAGTCAGCGACTTACTTGCTGCTGGAACCGTACTACAAGATTTACAATCCGTTTTAAATACAGGTAATACTGCTATTCAAAACATAAATCTTACTGGAACTATAAACCTCAGCGGAGTATTAAACTTTTCAGCTACGCAAGGTATTACAATAGCAAATGCTACTGGTACTGCTGGTCAGGTTTTAGCAAAAAATGCAACAAACACAGGAATGGTATGGACCAACCAAGTTGGTTCAACCCTTACCTGGCAAGAAGTTTTAGATAACGGAAATTCAGCGACATCAAACCCATCTTTAATTGGTGTATTAACTATTGACGATGGTGGTGTAACTGGACAAGGAGGATTGGCTTTAACGGGCACAACCACCTTAGTTGTAGACGGAACAACTACTTTTAGAAATCATGTTACATATGACGATGGAAGAGATGTTAATTTTTCTGCTACATCACAAATAAATGTAAATTCTACTTTTGGAACTGCTGGTCAGTTTTTAGCAGTAAATGCAGGTGCTACAGGAATGGAGTGGACATCAGCTCCTACACAAACAACACCAACTCTTTCAGCAGTATTAACAGCAGGTAATTCAACTGGTGGCATAACGATGAATTTTGTAGATTCGGATTTAAGTATGGATAGCGATTCTACAATTACTTCTGCCGCATCTGCTTCGTTTACTAATCACGCATCTTTTTCAGGAACCGGATTATCAAATACAACTTCTGGTATTAATTTAGCAGGTTCAGTAACTGCTGGTGTATCTGGTATAGGTCTTAATGGTCAGGTATTAACCTGTATCATTGATCCAGTAACCGGTGCCCAAACTGTAGGATGGGCAAGTGCAGGGGGTTCTCAAACACTACAAAGTGTTTTAAATAATGGAAATACAGCAAATGCTACTGGTGTTAACACTTCTTCAATTGCCATAACAGGAAACGCAACATCATCTGCTTCGGCAAGTAATGGTATTGTTGCTATCAATGACGGTATGTTATACCTTTTAGGTAATACAGAAATATATTTAGGGACTGATGTAGGAACAGCCGGACAGGCTTTAGTTTCTGGTGGACCAAACGCATTACCACAATGGGCAACTGTAGGTGGTGGTGGTTCAGGTACAGTAACTTCTGTCTCCGGAACAACTTTACCAATTCCTAATATTAGTAATTATATTAGTATTGGTACAAACCAAACAACACCAGCTCCTGTTATAAGCTCAAACTTAGTTACTGACGGTTCTATTACAGGAGGTCTTTCTACCGATTTTTATAATGCTTCTGGAGCATTTTCAGTTCCAGAAGGAGCAGATTGGGACTTTACAGTAACTAAAGCATCAACTGTTGTAACTGTTGAGTTGGGTGATAACTCGTCAACTCCAAGAACAACCTCATTTAGCTTAACAGAAGGTACCGGAATTGGCCTAACACAAGCAGGTAATGATGTTACAATAGCATATACAGGAAGCGCTGGTATTACATCTTTAGGATTAGCATCTTCTACATTAGACTTAACACAGACTGTACCTAACACAAATCCAGCTACTACTAATGGTAATATTGATATTAATTTATCATCAACAGCTGTTACTCCTGGTACTTATACTCTTGCTTCAGTAACTGTAGATGCTTATGGAAGAATAACTGGCGCTTCAAGCGGAAGTGATAATAACACTACTTATGATTTAGGTAGTGCGCAAGCAACTAATGATGTAAATATAAATCTTACTGGTTCTGACGGTTCTACTGACACTGTTAAGTTAGTAGCAGGTACCAACATTACACTTACAGATAATAGTTCTGGTCAAGTAACTATTGATGCAGCAAGTGCTGCTGGATTAACATCATTTGGAATAGCTACTGATCCATCCAGTACTGCGGGAACAGTAAATGTAACAAACAATACTATAACATTTACAGAGAAAGTAAATACCATAGATGGTGTTAATTATAATTACATAGCTCAAGATATTAGCGCAACTAATATATTGACCACTGGTTTAAGTGCAGATACATCAGCTTTAGATGCCTCAACAAAACTAACACACTTTTTAAGAGCCGATAATACATGGGCTGCACCAGCAGGTTCAGGTACAGTTACAAGTATAGGGTTGACATTAGGAACAGCCGGTACTGATATATCTGTATCAAATTCTCCAGTTACATCAAGCGGTAATATAACTTTAGACATTCCAACAGCATCGTCTGCAAACAGAGGGGCTTTATCAAGCGCAGACTGGTCTACATTTAACAGTAAAGAACCGGCTTTAACAAAAGGAAATTTAACAGAGAATAATTCTGCAATATTAACAATAACGAATGGATCAAATGCTGTAATAGGTTCTGGAACAAGTATAGAAGTAGCACAGGCTTCTAATTCAACAAGCGGATATTTATCTTCAACTGATTGGCAAACATTTAACGGTAAAACATCCAACACAGGAACGGTTACAAGTGTTGGTTTAAGTTATACAACAACGGGTGGTTCAGCTGCTGACGGTAATCCTGCTTTTGTGGTTACTGCAAGTCCTGTAACCACAAGCGGAACTATAGATATAGATGCTCAAGGTACTGCTGCTCAATATATAACTGGGCAAGGTAAATTAGCTACTCTTCCTTCTGCTGGAACAGGAACAGTAACTTCTGTATCAGCAGGAACTCTTGATGGCGTATCATTAACCATTACAAATCCTTCTACTACTCCATCATTATCAATAACTAATTCAGACAAAGGGTCTGACCAAAACATATTTAAAACTGTAGCGGTATCAGGTCAAAACAATATAGTGGCTGATGATAATGCAGACACCCTTACTTTTGCAGGAGGAACAGGTATTACTTTAACTACTGACTCAAACACAGATACATTAACAATATCTGCTGATAATAACGGAACAGTAACTCAGGTAGACACAGGCACATATTTAAACGGAGGTGCAATAACTACTTCAGGAACTATAAATCATGATAGTACAACAAGAACAAACACCACAAGCTCTTCTACGGTTGCGGTAGGTGGAAACCTTGTTGTTTTAGATTCAATTTCAAGTAACGCAACGGGGCACGTAACTGGCGTAAACACAAAAACTTTTACTTTACCAGAGGGATTTACAGGAGCTACTGGTGGTTCAGATGGAATAAGTGGATTTGTGCCGCAGCCATTAACAGCTACTGACGATCAAACAAAATATTTAAAAGGAGACGGAACTTGGAGTGTTAATGGATTAGTTACAAGTATTGTGGCTGGTACAGGAATATCGGTTTCTGGCGCTACAGGAAATGTAACTATAACCGCATCTAATAACGGAAGCGTTACCTCTGTTAATTTAACAGGAAACTCAGGGACAAGTACAGCAATAACAGGAAGCGGAACATTTGATATAGATGGTATAACCACTGCTTCTTCAGGCTCTACAACTAATCATTTTAATGGAATAAGCACAACTGCTAATAATTTTGATTTAGACATTAGTGGGTTTGCTATACCAGATGAAAATGAATATTGGTTCTATAGAGCTAATAGTGGAACCGGTACATCTGCGATGGGGTTACAAAAAAGTATTGTTTATGGATTTGACGATTCTTATAAGAGTTTAGCTGTAGCAAATGGAGAGGTTGGAAAAGAAGGATACACTTTAGTTTTAGGAGCTTCTAAATCTTCAAGAGCATATATATTTAATGCAGGTAATACCACATATAGATGGAGTGATGTAGATGCGGCAGGAACAACCGACTCATCCACAAACTCTATATTTATAGGTTCTTCTGCTGGTGCTGCGGCAGCAAGCAATACTGATAATATAGGTATCGGTTCAAACGCCTTATTAGTATCTACTAATGGGGCAAGCAATATAGCATTAGGAACAGATTCAGGAAAAGCATTACTTGCGGGAGCAAGAAATATTTTAATTGGTAAAAGCGCAGGGCAATCACTTGTAGCTGCTGATGACAATATAGCAATAGGAGACCTTTCTTTATCAACAGCAAATAGTGCAGATGCAGACCAAAATATTGCTTTAGGTAAAAACACATTATCTACATTAACGACAGGAGCAAGAAACATAGCTATAGGACATCAAGCACTTGCAGATGGGGTAGTGGTTCAAACAGATAATATATTCTTAGGGTATCAAGCAGGTATGGAAGCCTTTGGTGGAGCAGATATTGGTATTGGTTATCAAGCTCTTCTTTATGGATCAAACTCAACTCCAAATGTAAATACTAACGAAGAAACAGGAAGAGTAGCTATCGGATATAAAGCATTAGCAGGAGGCTCAGGAACTGCTGTGCAAGGGGTTGGAAACGTAGCTTTAGGAGGTCATGCAGGAGAGTTTAATGCGACATCAGTGGTTGGTGGTGCTGTTTACGTTGGTCATTATGCTGGTAATAATACCAATGGTATAACAACAACTGGATTTGGTCAAGTAGCAATAGGTAAAAATGCAATGAAGTTTACTGTAACAAGTCAGTCTATTGCAATAGGTTATCTTGCAATGGAAGATGCTGCTTCGCCAACAATAGGTGGTAATTCTCATGTTGCTATTGGTAAAGGCGCAATGCGTACTGCAACAGTAACTGGTAACAATAATATAGCTATTGGAACGGACGCAAATTCCAGCACTGCAAATGTTGTGTCGGATGTTATTGCATTAGGGTATCAATCAAAAGCTAAAGGTATGTGTACTATAGCTATAGGTTGTCAAGCTTCTGCTGGAGATAACGCTTCAAGCACAGATAGTATAGCTATTGGTAACGATGCTAACACAGCAGGAACTAAATCAATTTCTATAGGACGTAATGCCTCAACAACAGGAGCACAGTCAATAGCTATAGGTGATAACGCACAAGTTATTGATAATTACAGTGTTGCAATTGGAGCGGGCGCATCAACTAACGCAGCAAATCAACTTGCTTTTGGTACAGCAACGAACAACTTATGTTCTATTGTAACACAAACTATAACTCCAAACAAAACTTGGGAGGTAAGAATAAATGGGGTCAACTACTTAATACCAATAGTAGCTGCGCCATAAATTAAATTAAATTGAATGAGAGTAGAATTAAATGAAGAGTCTATTAAACATATAAACCGCTTATTACAATCACTACCAATTAGTACACTATCTATAGTAGAGGAAATTACAGCGGAGATAAACAAAGGTTTAGTAGAAGATAAAAAATAAAATAAAATGGATATAAGAAAGATTTCCATTGGTTCTGATTATAAATCAGGTTCAATGCACTATATAGTTGGCCAGCCCGTTCTGGGAGGAGAATACAAAATACACTTAATACAAGCAAAAGAAGATAGTCAGTCTTATAAATTATGGGTAATTAAAAACGAAGAACTATTTGTTTGGAAAGAGTTTTTATACACACTACCTATAACCTTAGAGTATAATATAAATTTTTAATGAGGTCTATATATTCTTTTATTGTTGAGCCAGTTAACAATAGCAGGTATAACAATACAAAAAAATTAGGTAATGTAGAGTTGGTAACAAGTGTATCTGAAGAAGACCATGTATCTTCAAACAGATTAGCTGTCGTAAAAGAATTGCCTCTAAATTACACAGGAGAAGTAAATACAGGAGATACGTTGTTAGTTCATCATAATGTATTTAAGTTTTATAATGACATGAAAGGTAAAAGAAAAAGCGGTAAAAGTTATTTCAAAGAAAATTTATTTTTTATAGATGAAGATCAGTTTTTTATGTATAAAACCAACGATACCTGGAAGGCTCATGGAAAATATTGTTTTGTAAAACCAATACCCACAGAAGATTCTTTAATTTTAAAAAACACAAAATACGAGCCTTTACAAGGAATTATAAAGTATAATAATGAACAACTAAAAAAACTTGGAGTAAATATAGGTGATAGAGTAATTTTTACGCCAAATAGTGAATATGAATTTGAAGTAGAAGGTGAGTTACTTTATCGTATGTTTACAAACAATATAACAACAATATTAAATGAATAATAAAGAGCTTAAATTACAAATAATAGAGGCAGGTGAAAAAGCTGTAAAGCAATTAGTTAAGGTAGCTAAAGAAGAGATAATAAAGTATGATAAAGATGATGAGTTAGCTGCTGATAGATTAAAAAACGCAGCGGCAACTAAAAAGCTGTGCATTATGGATGCATTTGAAATAGTAAAAAGAATTGAAGAAGAAAGAAATTTATTAGAAGGAAAAGTTATAGAGTCTAAAAACAATACACCAAAAGGATTTGCAGAGTCACGATCAAAATAAATTATATAGGCTTTTACCTAATTTTGTTCCTTCAGGAATTATTAAAAGAAAAAATAAGGCAAAAACATGGGAATATGGATATAACGAAAAGTACGATATAGTTGTTATATCAAAAGACGGAACTATAGGAGATGTTTATGAAATAAGCGGTGTTAGAATAGCTTTACCTGCTACTCCAAAGATACTATACAATTCCAGAGAAAAATAAAAAGACCAGTGTTGGAATCCAACATTATTACCTAAGCCATTAAAAAGAATACAGTCAATATTTCAATGGCATAACACTCCATCAGATTTTAAAAACGAATGGGTAGATTATATTGAAAAAGAATTTGATAAAAGAGAAGAAGGACTGTGGTTTATGAATAACGGTATACCTACATATATAACAGGAACTCATTATATGTATTTACAATGGACAAAAATAGATGTAGGTAATCCAGATTTTAGAGAAGCTAATAGAATATTTTATATATTTTGGGAAGCGTGTAAGGCAGATAAAAGAAGTTTTGGTATGTGTTATTTAAAAATTAGACGTTCAGGTTTTTCTTTTATGAGTTCTTGCGAAGGTGTAAATCAAGCTACAATAACAAGAGATGCTCGTATTGGTATACTTTCTAAAACAGGAGCTGATGCAAAAAAAATGTTTACTGACAAAGTTGTGCCTATATCTAACAACTACCCTTTCTTTTTTAAACCTATTCAGGATGGTATGGATAAGCCAAAAACAGAATTAGCATACAGGGTGCCAGCATCTAAGATTACTAAAAAAAATATGTACTTAACTGAACAAGATGAGTTAGAAGGACTTGACACAACTATTGACTGGAAAAACACTTCCGACAACTCATATGATGGTGAAAAGTTACAATACTTATTACATGATGAAAGTGGAAAATGGGAAAAGCCAGAAAATATTTTAAATAACTGGAGGGTAACTAAAACTTGTTTAAGATTAGGTAGTAAAATTATTGGAAAGTGTATGATGGGGTCTACCTCAAATGCTTTAGACAAAGGGGGTGCTAATTTTAAAAAATTGTATGAAGACTCAGACGCAACAAAAAGAAATCAAAATGGACAAACTAAATCTGGGCTATATAGTTTGTTTATTCCTATGGAATGGAACTTTGAAGGTTATATAGATAAATATGGTATGCCTGTATTAAAAACTCCTGAAAAACCAGTTATAGGTATTGATGGTGAAGACATTAAAATAGGAGCTATAGATTATTGGGAAAACGAAGTTAGCTCTTTATCTTCTGATGCAGACGCTTTAAATGAATTTTATAGACAGTTTCCAAGAACAGAGTCTCATGCTTTTAGAGATGAGTCTAAACAATCTTTGTTTAACTTAACAAAAATATATCAACAGATAGATTATAATGATTCGTTAATTTTAGACCATCATGTAACACGAGGTTCCTTTTCGTGGTTAAATGGCGTTAAAGATACAACCGTTGTTTTTAGCCCTAATAAAAGTGGTAGATTTTTAGTAACTTGGACTCCAGGAGCTGCTTTACAAAATAGAAAAATATCTAAAGGAGGAAGATGGTATCCAGGAAATGAACATATTGGTTCTTTTGGATGTGACTCTTATGATATATCTGGAGTTGTAGTTGGTAAAGGTTCTAATGGTGCTTTGCATGGAATGACTAAGTTTAATATGGATGATGCGCCAAGTAATGAGTTTTTTTTAGAATACATTGCAAGGCCGCAAACAGCAGAAATATTTTTTGAAGAAGTTTTGATGGCTTGTGTTTTTTATGGTATGCCTATACTGTGTGAAAATAATAAGCCACGTTTATTATACCATTTTAAAAACAGAGGATATAGAGGTTATTGCATGAATAGACCAGACAAAAGATTTAATAAATTATCAAAAACAGAAAGAGAGTTAGGAGGTATACCTAATTCATCAGAAGACGTAAAGCAATCACACGCTGCCGCAATAGAATCGTATATTGAAAAACATATAGGTTTAGATTTAGAAGGTACTTTTAGAGACACAGAGTCTATGGGAACTATGTGTTTTCAGCGAACTTTAATGGACTGGGCAAAGTTTGACATAAACAATAGAACAAAGTTTGACGCATCTATAAGTTCTGGATTAGCAATAATGGCTAATCAAAAACACCTTTACACACCTACTAAACAAAAATCAAAAATAAGTGTTAACTTTGCAAGATATAACAATAAGAGTTCTCTAAGTCAATTAATAAGATAAATGAAGGGAGTAACAATAGACATTAAATCTGCCGCATTTCCAGATCAATTTGTATCTGACGCAAAAAAGGCAACAAAGGAATACGGATTACAGATAGGACAAGCGATACAATACGAGTGGTTTAGAAAAGGAGCGGGTTATAACTCGTGCCGATTTTATGACCAATGGTTAGAATTTAATCGTTTAAGATTGTACGCCAGAGGAGAACAATCCATAGCAAAATATAAAAATGAATTAGCGGTAGATGGAGATTTAAGCTACTTAAATTTAGACTGGACTCCAGTTCCTGTTATACCTAAATTTGTTGATATAGTTGTAAACGGTATGAGCGACAGATTATTTACTGTTCAAACATATGCACAAGACGCTATGTCGTCAGAAAAAAGAGGAGAGTTTCAGCAAATGGTAGAAACTAATGTTATAGCAAAACCTTTATTTCAACAAATAGAAAAAGATTTTGACGTAGAAGTTTTTCAAGTAAATCCTGATGAATTACCAGAATCAGATTTAGAAATGGAGCTTTATATGCAAATGAATTACAAACCAGCAGTAGAAATAGCAAATGAATGTGCTATAAATACAATACTGGCTGAAAATCATTATGAGCAAATAAGAAAAAGGTGTGACTTAGATTTGATGACTTTAGGTATTGGTATGACAAAACATAGCTTTCAATTAGGGGACGGTGTGAGAGTAGAATATGTAGACCCTGCAAACGTGGTGTATAGTTATACTGAAGACCCTCATTTTAAAGATTGTTTTTATTGGGGTGAAATAAAAACTATACCTATTGGAGAGGTTTTGAAAATAAACCCTGATTTAACGCAAGATGATTTAGAAGAAATATCAAAATATAGTCAGGCGTGGTATCAATATTATAATGTTGCAGCTATGTATGAAAACTCAATGTTTTATAGAGACACTTGTACTTTATTATATTTTAATTATAAATCAACAAATAGTTTTGTTTATAAGAAAAAACAAACAGCAGACGGTAATTATAAGGTAGTTCCAAAAACTGATGAGTTCAATCCACCACAAGAAATGATGGATGAAGGAAATTTTGAAAGAGTAGAAAAAAGAATTGATGTTTGGTATGAGGGAGTTATGGTAATGGGAACTAACATTATTATAAAGTGGGAGATGGCTAAAAATATGGTAAGGCCACAGTCAGCGAGCCAACACGCTATGCCTAATTATGTAGCTGTAGCTCCACGAATGTATAAAGGAAATATAGAGTCTTTAGTAAGACGTATGATACCATTTACTGATTTAATTCAAATGACTCACATGAAGTTACAACAAGTAATTCAAAAGGTTGTTCCAGACGGAGTGTTTATAGATGCAGACGGATTAAACGAAGTGGATTTAGGAACAGGAAATTCGTATGACCCATCTGATGCTTTGAGATTATATTTTCAAACAGGTAGTGTTGTAGGAAGAAGCTATACCCAAGACGGTGAATTTAACAACGCAAGAGTTCCTATTCAACAACTAACAACAAATAGCGGAGGAAACAAAATGCAAATGTTAATTGGTAATTACAATCATTATCTAAATATGATAAGACAAGTTACCGGATTAAATGAAGCAAGAGATGGTAGCACACCTGATCCAAATTCTTTAGTTGGAGTTCAAAAATTAGCTGCATTAAATTCTAATACTGCTACTCGTCATATTTTAGACGGTAGTTTATATTTAACACAAACATTAGCAGAGGCGTTATCTATAAGAACAGCAGATGTTTTAGAATATTCGGACTTTGCAGATGAGTTTGCTATGCAAATAGGAAAATACAATATTGGGTTATTAGATGATATTAAAAATTTATATCTGTATGATTTTGGAATATTTGTAGAGGTAGCTCCGGATGAAGAAGAAAAAGCCAGGTTAGAAGCTAACATACAAATGGCATTATCTAAAGGCGGTATAGACTTAGAAGACGCTATTGATATTAGAGAAATTAAAAATATCAAAATGGCAAATCAACTCTTGAAAGTTAAAAGAAAACAAAAGCAAAGGCAAGATATGGAGCGTAAAGCTCAGGAAATGCAAATGCAGCAGCAAAATAATATGCAGGCTCAGCAAGCAGCAGCACAAATAGCTATTGCTAAAATTCAAGCAGAAGGTCAAAGTAAAATGCAGGTAAAACAAGCTGAGATTGGTTTTGAAATTGAAAAAATGAAAAACGAAGCTGCATTAAAAGAACAACTGATGAATACTGAATTTCAGTTTGCAGTTCAGTTAAAAGGAGCGGAAGAGGCTCAAATAAATAAAAGAGAGCAAAATAGAGAGGCGGCAAAAAACAAAAGAATTAGTCAGCAGTCTTCAGAGCAATCAAGATTAATTGACCAGCGTAAAAATAATTTACCTCCTATAAATTTTGAATCTAATGAAGATAGTTTAGACGGTTTTGATATGGCCGAGTTTAATCCAAGATAGCTAAATCTTGCGGTTAAATAATTATTAACTTTGTAAAAATTAAATAAAATAAAATGGAAATAAAAGTAAAAGAAGTTACTGATGTAACTGAAGAAAAATCAAAAGCTGAAATTGAACAAGAACTTTTAGAGAAGCATGAAGAAAAGTTTGAAGATTCAAAACAGCCAGAAACAACAGAAGAAACAACGGAAGCTCCAGTAGCTGAAGAAACAAAAGAAGAGGTAAAAGAAGAAACTCCATCGTCAGAGTTAAGTGACGAAGACGTTCTTTCATATATTAAAAACAGATATGATAAAGAAATAAATTCAGTTGAAGATTTGTTTGCTCAAAAAGAAGTAAATGAAGATTTACCTGAAGATGTTTCTGCATATTTAAAGTATAAAAAAGAAACAGGACGTGGTATTGAAGACTTTTATAATTTACAAAGAGACTACGATACTATGGACGAAGATTCTTTATTAGCTAACTATTACGGAGCAACCGAAGAA